GATCTGCGGCCACTTTTCTTTTGACTGCATCAGCAGGCGGAAACCAAACTGCAACACTTACACACCTAAATGGAACAGCATTAGCAACTGGTGGAGTAGGAAATAGATTGAGATTTACTGCAACCAGTGGTGCCGCAGGAACTTTTACTCTTGCGGATGATGTAGCAATGGGAAATCGAACAGATTTATCTGATAATATTTCTGGAACTGCCTTAGAAGCGGCATCAGGACTACTTAGTTCTGCAGTTAAGACTGCAATAGGTGTTTCAGTAATAACAATTGCATAATATAATTGATTTTTGAAAAAAGGTTATAATGGAAGAAGAATATAATGAAGAATTTGGTAATAATGTTCCTGATCTTAACATTGAAGAAGAGACTCCTTTTGTAGGAAGTATAAGTACTACTGCAATGGAGTCTCATACTTCTATTCTTGAAAAGAAATTGCTTGAAATTGAAGATATGTTTGAAGGTCAAGAAGAAGAATTAAAAGCTCTTGCAATTGAGAAAGAAGAGCTAAATAATAGAGAAGAAGCCGTGAAATACGAATTAAGCGGATTACATGGCGCTAAAGTAGTTTTACAACAATTAATTGAAGAAGCAAAAGATTCATAAACCGGTCTTGGCTGAGTCCCAGCAACTTCACCGCTATTATTAAGGAGTTAAAGCAATGGCTGACAAAAAGATGACGGATCTGACCGATCTTACTACTGGAGTAGCATCCGATGATATTATTCATATAGTAGATGATCCATCAGGTAGTCCTGTCAATAAAAAAGTTAACGTTTTCAATCTTTTTGGAAACTTAAATCATTCTACAAATACGGGTGATGCCACTGGCAGATCATTCGTTTCTACATCTATTTCAACTTCACTTGGTACAACTGCAGGAGATATTGCATCATTTAATGCACAAACAACACATGATCATAGAACAGGTGATGCTAATTCAGTAGTTAATGTCTATGGAGCTAAAATAGATGCAAATCTTTCGGGTTCTAATTCAATAGTCACTACTGCCGCCGCAGGTGCAAAAATCACTCTTAATATGACAAATGGTCTTCACAAAGATAACGTGAATACTTCATATACTGGCGGTGTTACAAGAACATATGGTATGATGATTGATGTTAATGATGATGCTGGTGATAGAGCAACAAAACCAGATGCATTTATTAGTTTAAGAGACCTTGGAGGTGGTATGGCATCAACTAATGCTAATGATCCATCTGCACAAGCAGTACACTATTTTGTTGAACTGGGTTCAGAGCTTGGTGCCGCAGGTAATCAACATGGACATGTTGCCGCTTCGGCCGCCGCTAATACAACAGCAAGAGATTCAAATCTTATTATGTTTGCAACTGCTACTGCTGATATTACATCTAATGCTAGATTGCGAATGAAAGTAAATGGAACTGAATACTGGTTGTTAGCAACCGCTAATGGACATCTTAGCTGATAAAAGGTTAAATAAATGGCAGACAAACGCATTTCGGGACTGCCTTCACTATCATCTGCGGCCAGAGAAGACTTATTATTGGTCGTAGATGATCCAGCGGGGACTCCCTCAAATAAAAAAGTAACATTAACACAATTTTTTTCAAATGTTGAACCTGAAATAGTGTTTGCTAACACTAAAGCATTAGGTAGTTCGACTAATGCTTCTGTTATTTTCAAAGGCGGTGTTGCTGTTAATGATAGTGTTAAAGTTGATACAGATTTGACAGTAAATGCTAATGCAACTATAAATGTTGTTACAATGACCGCCATACATTCCAATGTACAACCAGGAACAAATGCTACTCATGATTTAGGTAATACAACTATAGGTTGGAAAAATGCATATGTAGGAATAATTTCTGGTGATACTGAATCCAATCTGTTACTCGCCGCAAATACTAATGCTTCAGCAAATATTACATTTACAGGCGGATTAGTTCATATAAAAAGCAATTCTACAATTGCTGGTCAAGATACTACAATTACATCAAATGCATCATTTACAGGAAATGTAATTGCTTCTGGACCAAATACTCATATTGCATCGAATTCTACAATAGCAGGAGCAAATACTGTAATTACAGCCAATGCACTTTTTTCTGGTGCTAATGTAGTTATTGATGGTACAAATGCACATATAACATCAAATACTACTATAGCAGGAACGAATACAGATTTTACATCTAATACACTTTGGATTTCTGATCTAAATCGTTTTATGGGTTCTAATACTCAATTTACAACCAATGCTTATTTTCAAGGAACGGATGTAAGGGTTACAGCAAATATTCATATGAGCGGTTCAAATGTTCATATTCAAGGATCAAATACGTTTGTTTCTTCAAACACAACATTAAAAGGAACAAATACAGATATTACATCCAATGTTACTATGACTTCAAATGTAGCATTGACTTCAGCGGTAGATTCTACAAGTAATACATCTGGTGCTTTAGTAGTATCAGGTGGTGTGGGTATTCTTAAAAGTGCAGTTATTGGTGGAAATTTAAGATGTCATGGAAATATACATGCAAACGGAAATATTACGGCAGATGGCGGAACAATCACTCTCGGTGATTCTGCGGATGATACAGTAACATTTAATGCTGATATTGGTTCTGATATTATTCCAAATGTGGACTCATCTTCTGATTTAGGAAATACCACACATAGATTTGCAAATGCTTATATTGATGATGTAGTATTAACAGGGAATCTTGATGTGGGTGGTACAGTAACATCTACAGGAAATGTAAGTGGAGCATTTGGAATATTTTCTGATAATGTATCAATTGGAACCGATAAATCATTAACATTTAGAGATGCTACTTTAGAAATTAATTCTCCAAATGATGGAGAAATAGAAATTACTGCAGATGATCTTATTACACTTACTGCAACTGCAAATGTGGAAATAGATTCAGCAGTCTTAAATGTCACATCGAATACAACTGTAGGAGGCACAAATACAGTTATTGGTTCGAATGTTACGATAAATGGTGCAAATACAGTTATTGCTAGTGCAAATGTAAATCTTACTGGAGCTGGAGCAACTATAGATGGTACATTAATGAATGTTAAGTCTAATGTTGTTATGTCAGGAATTACAACTCTGGGAGTAGATGGTTCAGGTAAAAACTTTACAGTTTGGGCTAATACTTCTGGACAAAAAATTCAGTTAAAAGCAGATTCAGATCAATTTATTGCAAATACACAAATTGAAAGTAGTGAAAAAATTCGGTCTGATGGTGATGTTTTTGTAGCAAACGATTGTTCTCTTGTATTTGGTAGTCAATTTAAAATTATGGATACTGCAAGTACAACTGGTTTTCTTTTACAAGAAGACGGAACTGCGGCAGGAAGTGGAACTGAAGGTGGAAGACTTGATTTAGAAGCAAGTCATACATTAACTCATAATACATCTGCTGGATTTATTTTTAATGATAATTTAAGAACCGATAAATCAATTGCTCTCTATGGTGCAACTCTCACTTCTGCTACAGTTGGAGATGCCGCAGGTGTTTTTGCAGTAAAAAATGGAACTGCACCAACTGTTCAAGGAGCAGATCAAGCATATTTGTATGCAAAAGATGATGCATCAGAATCACACATATATACAATGGATGAGGGTGGAAACGAAACAAAACTGGGTCCTCATAATGAAGATGGAGAATGGGAATTTTATTCCAGAAATGTTAAAACGGGAAAAGTTATGCGTGTTAATATGGAACGCATGATAAAGAAATTAGAAGAATTTACAGGAGAAAATTTTATAGAAGAAAATTGATAATATTATGAAAAAAATTAAAAAAAATGAAACAGTTTTAGAAAAAGAATATACATCATTGTATGAAGATAATAAAAAAAGGAGTGATATTGTTATGATTGAAAAAATCGAAGCTGAACTTGAAAAATTAAACAATGATAGAACTATGACAATACAGAAAATAAATCAGTTTGAATCAGAATTAGTAAATTTAAAAAATCATCTTAGTATGATCAGTGGAGCTATTCAAACATGTACTTATTTTTTAACAGGTAAAGAAAAAAGTGAAAATGAAGAAGTAGTATCTAATTGAAAGAGAGATAGTGTTTGAAGACTTGAATAAAGATAATTTTATCTTATATGCAATGAAATATTATGAGAATCCTCAATGTTTAAGTGAACAAGATTTTCATGATGATTTAAAAATTATAAAGTATTTAAAAAGATTATTAAATAGATATCATTTGGGTGGTGAATTAAAAGAAAGATTAATCTTAAACCATTTAATAACATTAGGAAATGTTTTTCCTATTGAAGTTTTAACGAGAATATTATTTTTAAAAATATCTCAAAAATATTGGACCTATTTAAAAACTTTTTTAATATTTTTAGATTATATGCCAGATCAAATATCTAGTATAAATGGTGAAAAAATTATTAGTAGTAATATAACAGTAAATTTAGAAATAGCAGATAGATTAAGAGAGATAATACCAGATGGGACTAGCATCAGCGGCAGGTAACATATATTTTGTTTATTCATTTATTAAAAGACTTGCAACTCCTTTTAAGAATACAAAAGCCTTTGAGTTGGGAATAATAGATGAAAATGGAAAAATTCTTAAAAAAAGAAGTAAATTAAAAACCAAAGAAGAAAAAGAAGCATATACATTGTCAGATACATTGGTTTTTAATTTAAAAAAAGTTTTAGCGAAAGTTCCTGGTGGATCAACAAAATTTGCTTCTTTTGCGGCGGCTTTATTTCTAATGAAAGAAGAAAATAAAAATGCAAAATTATACTATGATCAAACATTTTTAGAAAAAGAATATACATTATTTTTACAAGAATGTAAATATAATAAAAAAGAAATGAATCAATTAATAGAAGAAGTTGAACGTAGAGAAGAGGAATTAAATGAAGATGGATTGGCCGCTGGCGGTGGTGCTATTGCAGGACTTGGTGTAGAAAATCCTTCTATTCCAGGACAAGCAGAACCAGGAGTTAAGAGGAAGAAGAAAATAAAAAAAGGAAGTAAGTTTGCTGGTTCAGAAGTTTTTATGGTTAAACCAGAAACTTTTATGAGAGCAAGATATGGTAAGCGCCGTTATGCTAAATATGAACAGTATGTAGGCAATGATGAAGTTGGAGAAGCAATTAGACAATATGGAAGAGCCAATCCAGGTAAACCTATTATTTTACAAGATGAGTTAACGGGTTCTATGATTTATCTTAAATACGGGCGTAAAAATGCTAGATTTCACAACATTTAGAGAACAAACATCTTATCATGAAGAAATAGATGCTCTTGCAGAAAAATATGATATTAATCATAAAATTGCAAGTAAAGTAAAAGAAGAATTGGTTAAGAGAAATATAAATATTAGTGATACTGAAACTATTTCTTCTATTATTAGAATGTTTAAGTTGAGAGAAGAACCAAAAAGTAAAAAACAATTACGAGCAGAAGAAAAACGGGGAAATTTGGATTATCTTTTAAATCAATTCAAAGATGATAAGACAAAAAAACAAGATATTAATGATAAATTCAAATCAATTTTTGTGGGAGTAAAATGATAGCAAGAGACACACTTACAATACAGAATCATACAGAAGGAGATGGAACTGCCGCCAGATTAACTAATATTGCGTTTCAAGGATGGTCTGATGGAGAAGATTCTGCTAATGATTATTTTAAGGGGTTTGGTTCAACTACATTTACTGGAAGTGGTTTAGATGATCTTACATATGGTGGAGCTTATAATTCAACTGCTGTCAGAACTTATCGAGTGAAAATTGATGCGGCGGCCGCTACTGACACATATACTTGGTCAGAAGACGGAGGATCAACATGGGAAGCGACTGGTGTTGCAATGACAGGATCTGCACAAGAATTAAATAAAGGAATAACTGTTACATTTGCCGCAACAACTGGTCATACATTAAATGAATATTGGGAGATTACTACAATTATAACAACAACTGCTATGCATAAATTGGGCGAAATAGTTGTTGATCATGAAGGAACTTCTGCTGATGATAAAGGAGAGTTGGTTGTAAAAACAAATAATGGATCAGGAGTAAATACAATTCAAACTTATCACTCTAATGGCGATGCAACTTTTTCTGCAAAATGTTATAATTCTGATGGGGCACATGGTTTGATAACAATTAGAGACACTAGCGGAACGATTGTTAATACATGAAATAATGAAAAAACTAAATATTTCTACCACTGAATTTATTGCGATGATCATTCAAAGTTTAAAAAGGTAAAATGGTAAACAATAAATTCGAAAAATATTTCGTAGGTCCAATAAGTGCCGCTACTATAGCTATAGTTGGTTGGAGTCTCATTAATATTATAGAATTAAAAGAAGATACTGCTATACTAAAAACTGATATAAAACATCTAGTAAAAGCGGTTGATAAAAATACACAAGCATTAACTAGATTATCTGATCAAATAGCTTATTCCTCCCCAACCTATCATGATGATTCTTTTGATATTGCAGATACTTTAGCTTTAAATAAAGATGTAAGTCCAGCTACACTTGAAAATAGAGATTGGGGATCAAATGAGTCAACTGAGTGAAAATGAACAAAAAGTTTATAAATTAGTTACATCTATAAAAAATAAAAATAAAGTTAAAGACTTATCTCCAATTTATAATTATGCTTATCAATTGAATGTATCCGATGAATCAATCCAAAAAATATTATCATTAGCCTCTTGGTGATTGACTTTCCTAATTAAATCTGATATAATTTTAATAAAACTTTAATTCCTTCGGGTATTATGTCCATTTATATTGATGTAAAATATTTGAATCTGTTATCTAATCGTCTTCCGATATTTAAGCAAAAAAGAGAATTTCTTTGGAATTTTCGATGTCCTATCTGTGGTGATTCTCAAAAAAAATCAACAAAAGCTAGAGGATATATTCATAGAAAAGATAATGATCTTTTTTATAAATGCCATAATTGTGGAGTAGGAAAATCTTTTTCAAATTTTTTGAAAGAGTTAGATGTAAGACTGCACTCTGAATATATTATGGAAAGATATAAGACGGGGGAGAATAAATTTAGTAATTATCAAGAGCCCGAATTTAAATTTGAAACTCCAAAATTTCAAAAAATTGATTTAAATATTCCTTGTGTGAAAGATTTAGAGGATGAACATTTTTGTAAACAGTATGTGAAATCTAGAAATATTGAAGTCACTAAATACAAGTATCTTTATTTCGCACAAGATTTTAAAAAGTGGGTTGAAAGTTTAAATCTTGATATAAATTATGAATTAATAGAAGATGATCCTAGATTAGTCATACCTTTTTTTGATAAAGATTATAATTTGATTGCCGCTCAAGGAAGATCATTGAGAGGAAAATCTAAATTAAGATATGTTACAATAAAAATTAAAGAAAATGCTCCCAAAATTTTTGGGTTGAATACATGGGACGAAAATAAAACGACATATATAGTCGAAGGTCCGATAGATTCTTTATTTGTAGAAAATTCTCTTGCTATGGCCGGTGCTGATTTATCTGCATATAGAAAAATGTTTGATAATATTGATGTAGTATTCATTTATGATAATGAGAAAAGAAATAAAGAAATTGTTAAAAAGATGGACAGAATAATTGCAAATAACCAGAAAATAGTTATTTGGCCAAGACATGTGATACAAAAAGACATTAATGATATGATTTTAAATAATGTAGATGTTATGAATATTATTGAACATAATACCTATCAAGGATTAACTGCAAAAACAAAATTATTGGAATTTAAATTATGATAAGTGAAAAACAAGTGCATAAGCACGGTTTTGTGAAATTGTTAGAAGTGATGGGTAGTGATGAAGAAGTTGAAAATGCCGCAAGAATTAGTTACGGAACTGGCACACGAAAAACAAGTCAAACAAGAAATCTAATTCGATATTTAATGCGCCATCAACACACATCACCATTTGAGATGTGTGAAGTGAAGTTTCATTTGAAGCTACCGATATTTGTAATGAGACAAATTGTTAGACATAGAACTGCTAATATAAATGAATATTCAGGTCGTTATTCTATTATGAGTGACGAATTTTATTTGCCTGCGGAAAAAGATGTACACGAACAATCAAAACAAAATAATCAAGGTCGAGGAACAGAATTAGATGAAGACAACAAACAGCTTGTCCTTGGACGGATGTATGATGTTAATGAACATGCAAAAGGTTGTTACAGACAAATTTCACAGCCTAATGATTTAGATGGATTTTATGAAGGATTTAAAGGAATTGCTAGGGAATTAGCAAGAGTAATTTTACCAGTTTCGAATTATACAGAATGTATCTGGAAAATAGATTTAAATAATTTCTTTAAATTTTGTAATTTGAGAATGGATTCTCATACACAACAAGAAACAAGAGATTATGCAGAAGCAATGTATGAATTAGTAGAACCAAAGTTTTCCATATGCTGTGAAGCATTTGAAGATTATATGTTTAATTCTGTAACTTTTTCGCAGAAAGAAATGAAAATTATAAAAGACAATTTAAACGGTAGTTGGGTTATGTCTAAGTATGGATTGTCTGAACGAGAATCAAAAGAATTTTTAGAAAAACTGAAAGGAGTTGAATAATGCCTCTACCCACCGAATATCAATCTTTTATACATTTATCAAGATATGCAAGATGGAATTATGATCTTAAAAGACGGGAAACTTGGGAAGAAACGGTTGATAGATATTTAAATTTTTTTAAAGAACACTTAAAAGACAAACATAATTTTGATCTTGATAATGGATTAGAGGCAGATTTACGAAAAGGAATTACAAATCTTGATGTAATGCCTTCTATGAGATGTTTAATGACTGCAGGAGAAGCCCTTAAAAAAGAAAATATTGCAGGATATAATTGTTCTTATGTTAAAGTAGACTGTCCACGTTCATTTGATGAAATTCTTTATGTTTTGATGAATGGAACAGGTGTAGGATTTTCAGTTGAAGAAGAATATGTTAATCAGCTTCCAGAATTACCAGAAGAATTTTATGAAACAGATACGACAATTATAGTTGCAGATTCTAAACTTGGTTGGGCTAAAGCATATAAAGAATTATTATCATTATTGTGGCAAGGACAAATTCCAAAATGGGATTTATCTAATGTAAGACCTGCAGGATCTCCTCTCAAAACATTTGGAGGAAGAGCATCGGGTCCAGAGCCATTGGAAGACCTTTTTATGTTTACTATAAATACATTTCAGAGTGCTTTTGGAAGAAAATTAAAATCAGTTGAAGCTCATGATATTGTATGTAAGATTGCAGAAATAGTTGTTGTAGGAGGTGTTCGTAGATCCGCTCTTATTAGTTTATCTAATCTTAATGATGAATCAATGAGACATGCAAAATCAGGAAAATGGTGGGAAACAAATCCACAAAGAGCCCTTGCAAATAATTCTGTAAATTATAAAGAAAAACCAGATGTTGGTACTTTTATGAGAGAATGGTTATCTCTCTATGATTCTAAATCTGGAGAACGAGGAATTTATAACAGCCAAGCGGCTAAACATCAAGTAGAAAGGTTGAATAGTGAAGAAAAAACCAGAAGAGAACCAAAAGAAGATTTTGGTACCAATCCGTGTAGCGAGATTATTCTTAGAAGCAGAGAATTCTGCAACCTTTCAGAAGTCGTGGTCAGAGGAGGGGACGATTCCAAATCTTTGGAAGAAAAAGTTCGAACTGCAACTATCCTTGGAACATTTCAATCAACCCTCACCAGTTTCAAATATCTCTCACGGGAATGGAAAAAGAATTGTGAAGAAGAGCGGCTTTTGGGGGTCTCCCTCACAGGAATAATGGATAATTCTTTGACAAATGGTAAAAAAGGTAATTTAGAAGATTTATTGGAGAATTTAAAAAATGTCGCAATTAAAACAAACAAAGAATTCTCAGAAAAACTCGGAATATCACAATCAGCCTCTATCACCTGTGTCAAGCCTTCTGGTACGGTTAGCCAGCTTGTCAACTCTGCTAGTGGTATACATGCTCGTCATAATCCATACTATATTAGAACGGTTCGTGCGGATAATAAAGACCCCCTTTGTAAATTCATGAAAGATGCAGAATTTCCAAATGAACCAGATGTACTGAGACCTAAACATACAACTGTATTTTCATTTCCTACGAAGAGTCCAAAAAATGCAATATGTAGAACAGATATAACAGGAATTGAACAGTTAAAGATTTGGTCTACATATCAAAAACATTGGTGTGAACATAAACCTTCTGTTACTATTTCTGTTAAAGAACAAGAATGGCCAGAAATGGGAAATTGGGTTTGGAATAATTTTGATGATATTAGTGGAATATCTTTTCTACCTTTTTCGGAGCATACATACAGACAAGCACCGTATCAAGATTGTACAGAAGAAGAATATACAATAGCATTAAAAGCAATGCCTAAAAATGTTGATTGGTCATTATTGTCTTCATATGAAGAAAAAGATTTTACTGTAGGATCACAGGAATTGGCTTGTGCCGCAGATGAAGGCTGTGAAGTAGTGGATTTATAATGTTAAAATACGAAATAGATTTTAATAAAGGAAATTATGTTGTTGGACATTTTACTTTCAGAGAATGTGCAATGTGCGATAAAGCAAAGTCTTTATTAGATAAACATAAAAAACAATACATGTTCATTCAAGCAGATAAGAAACTGTTTGGTAAAATATTGTCAGTTACAGGAAGTAAAAAGGTTCCTCAGATTTTTTTGGAAGGTAAGGTTTATCTGACTGTAGGAGAATTAGAGGAAGCATTAGACAAAAATGGAGATATCTGAAAAAATTGAATGTACATTTTGTTCAAAAATGTACGAAGTTATTATTCATGAAGAAGACGAAGAAAAAGTACAATTTTGTTCTTATTGTGGAGAGATGATAGAACTACAAGAAGAGGACGATGATAACTGGGATACATGATTTGCATGTGGGAATTGATTATTCACTAACCAGTCCAGCAGTAACAGAATGTGATGGTGAATGGAAATATGAAAACATTAAACATTATTGTTTAGCGAAAAACGGTAGACAACTTGATAGATGGGGTTCTTTACATAATATTCAAATCACGGAATATCCTAAATATAACACAGAGATGGAAAGATATTTAGGACTATCTTCTTGGGTAATAGAATGTATTGTAAAATATGCTAAAAGACCCAAAATAGTCTATATTGAAGATTATGCCTATGCCGCAAGCGGACAAAGAGTTTTACAAATTGCGGAAAATATGGCAATTTTAAAACATACTTTACTCAATTATAAACTGAGGTATGAAATGATACCTCCTACAGTAATTAAAAAATACGCATCCGATAAGGGAAACGCAAATAAAGAATTAATGTATGATTCTTTTGTGTCTGACACACAGAGAGAACTTACAAAAGAATTTCAGACAAAGTGTGATAAAAATCCCATTTCAGATATAGTTGACTCTTATTGGATTTGCAAATACGGATACGAAAATGGCACAAATACCTGATGAATATGCTAGTTTTGACTTCGGTTTTTCCGCAGTAGATGATGAAGAATATAAAGCAAAAACTACAGAAGTAGAAAAAAAGATTGAACAAGTAGAAGCAAAATCAAAAGATTTTTCGGCATTAGAAAAGAAAATAGATTCTGCTATTAAAGAAATCGGTTATAAAAAAGATTATTTAGAAGAAAAATATGTAGAAGATATGAGCAAAATTGAACAATTAATTTTACCTCTTTTATATAATCTTATGAAAAATCCAGATAAGGATTATATTTATTGGCCGAATCGTGAAGAAATTATTACTAAACAAATAGAAAAAATTAAAGATGTGACTCAAGATTTATCTAAATAGTTTTATCGATGATACTGTAGAGTAGCATTTAAGACATCGGTGCGATTCCGATCAGCTCCACCAAAGGAACATCAATGAGTAGTGCAGATATGGCCATATTAGTAGTATTAATTGTAATTGGCATAATTATGACGGGAACTTATTTTTATTTTGGTGGGTGATTCTTTGGAGGGGCTGTAATAGAATTCGATTGGATGTGATTATACAGAGGAGATCATCTTGACAGATGTAAAATGTCATTTAAATTAATCGCAAATAATAACGATTATTATTCAGCACAAGTGGCATTAGCCGCTTAATCGCTGGCGGGCTTATGATTGTGCCTTGGAACAGAAACAATCAGACACACACAACACACACACATAAGGAGAAAATATGTCTAATCCATATGAATTAAGATTTAGACTTTTAGAGATGGCTTCTGGTTATCTTTATGATCAACAGCAAAAACAAACACAATTCGCTATTGATGCATGGGAATTTGCAAAAGAAGAAGGTACAGCAAATATGGAGTTGTTTAAAGACCTCCAACCCAAAAATTATACTATTGAAGACATAAAGAATAAAGCTACTGAACTTTATGAATTTGTTGAAAAAAAATAATTGGCGCACCCCATCTGTAATGGATGGGGTTCTTCAGGAGAAAATGATCAGCTTAACAGAAAAAGCCGCTAGTAAAATATTAAGCATTATGAAAGACCAAAAAGTATCTGGTGAGACAGTATTACGGGTTGGAGTTAAGGGCGGAGGATGTTCAGGATTTACTTATACAGTAGACTTTGATACTAGAAAAGGAAAGTTTGATTTAGAGTTTGAATCATATGGTTTAGGAATTTTATGTGACAAAAAGAGTCATCTATATATTAAAGGCACGGAAATTGATTGGTCAGATGATTTAAATGATAGAGGATTAAAATTTAACAATCCTTCAGCTAAAGGTTCTTGTGGCTGTAGGACTTCTTTTATGTACGAACATACGGAGACTAAAACTGAAACAACACCTAATTGGATGGGAATGAACAATGCAGACTACTTGTGAATTAAAAATAACAGAAAAGGCCGCAGTAGAATTTAAACAAATGTGTATTGGTGAAGATAAACATTGGGCGGATGCATATTTAAGAATAGGAGCAAATTCAGGCGGATGTTCTGGTTGGAAGTATAGTTTAGATTATGAAGATACAGTAGAGTCTACAGATTTAATTTTCGAACAGCATGGTGTTAAATTAGTAGTAGACGAATACATTCTTAATGATATAATTGGTGATGTAGAAGTAGATTATAAAGTAGGAAATTTAGTAGAACAAGGATTTATATTTAAACGGCTCAAATTTGAGCATGTCTGTGGATGTGGAGAGAGTTTTACACCAGTAAAAGATATCCCTGCAGACGGTAAACAAAAATTAGGATGGAATTAATATGGCATATTCAGAAAAAGTTATAGATCATTTTCAAAATCCAAAAAACATCGGAAGTTTTGATAAAAATGATCCAACTATTGGAACTGCTCTTGTAGGCGCTCCAGAGTGTGGCGATGTAATGAAATTACAGATAAAAGTGGGTGATAATGGAACAATTGAAGATGCTAAGTTTAAAACATTTGGTTGTGGAAGTGCAATAGCAAGTTCTTCACTTGCAACTGAATGGGTAAAGGGAAGAACTTTAGATGAAGCATGGGCGGTAGAAAACACCGAAATCGTAGAAGAATTATCATTGCCTCCAGTAAAAATTCATTGTTCTGTTCTTGCAGAAGATGCGATTAAAGGAGCAATAGCAGATTATAAGAATAAACATGAAATAAATACTTAAAAAGCAACAGAATCCCGTATAAACATAAATATAAAGGAGTTAACAATGTGTAATAATCCAGAATGCAAATGTACAGATTGCACCTGTGATCCATGTGAATGTTCGTCTGAGAGTCCTTGTGGATGTGAATTTGATGATGAACAAGTAGCACCAGTTTAAAGGAAAAAAATGTTAAATGTAAAAGAGTTATTTGAAAGTTTGTCTGATGCAGAAAAAGAAGAACTTAGAAAACTTCTTCTTCATCATACAGATGATGTTAAAGTGCAAAGTCCTAAAGAAGACATTTTTGCCAATGTAGAAATAATAGATCCTCTTCAACAAAATGAAGAAGTTACTATTGGTGATCAATTAGACCAAATAGTAAATGAAGCAGAAGCAGAAGCAGAAGTAGAAACCCAAACTCCTGAAGGAGAAACAGACCTTACAGTTTCAGAAAAACAGGAATTTTTAGTTAAGTTTGGATATGATCCTACTAACGTAAAATATATGAATACTGATATTTTGGATCAAGCATACGGTAGTGCTTTAAAAATTAGAGATGCAGAAGCAGGTGGAGAAACTATTACTGCAATGCCAGGAATGCCTACAGAAGGATAATATCATTTTTTAAACTGAAACATTATGAGGAAATATAATGTCATTAGATAAGAAGCAAAACGGCGCAGAAATGTCGGCTATAGAACGAAGAAAAGTGAAGAATTGGTGGGCCAGGATTACTTTATCTTGGGCTATTGTTGGAACATTTTTAATTTTGATTTACCTTTTATTCTTTACAGAATCCACAGATGATAATCATATGCAATTGATAAACATCCTGGTTGGTGCCTATGTCGCAGTTTTAGCAAAAAGTACGGATTACTGGTTCAAGGAGAAAGACGATCCAGAACATAAGGAATCACAGGACTTAACAAATGGCCATTGAAAAGTCTTATTTAACTACTAATGGAATAATTGTAGATAAGGCATATTATAAAGTGCATCAACTCACACCTTGGGATATAGAAAATTCCGAAAATACATATCAAGCACAAGTCTGGGTTTGGGCTAATGAATATCAAAGACAAAAAAATCCAGACAACCCCCTCGCATCAAATATCTACTATAAATTTGAGCCGGATACTTCCGCCTTTGATGCAAAAATTAGTGATGAAGAAAATAGAATTAAACAAGCATACAGCAAATTAAAAAATTTAACTGATAGTTTTAAAAATGATGGAAGTGATGTATAAAGGAATATTATGCTGACAATATTAGGAAGTGTATTGGGATTTGCTACTTCTACTGTACCCACCATAATGGACTTCTTTAAAGATAAAGAAGAGAAGAAAGCAAAACAAGAAGAATTTAAACTACAGATAGAAGCAAAAAAAGCAGGTGTAGATTTAGACATTAAACTGTTTCAAGCAAAAAAAGATTTTGATGAACAGAAAATGCTTCTTGAACATGATACTGCATTAGGTCAACAAGGGGGTTTTATAAACTCATTAAGAGCATTTGTAAGACCTTTTATAACGTATGTGTTTGTATTGACATTTATAGGTATTAAAGTAGTACTTGTATGGCAAGCAATACAAATAGATGCAGATTTAAATCAAACTATTGATATTGTGTGGGATGATGAAACTGAGGCTCTATTTGCAGCAATAATTAGTTTTTGGTTCGGTTCTCGCGCAATGCCAGCGAAAAAGACCAACAAGTGAGGAAATGAAATGGCAGGAAATATACAATTATCAAAGAACTTTTGGCTTAGTGAATTAATCAAGAGTTCTACCGCAGAAAGAAAAGGTATTGATAATACACCAACAACGGAACATCTAGTTAATCTTACAGTAATAACACAACAAATTTTACAACCGGTCAGAGAACATTTCGGAGTAATCACAGTCAATTCTGGATATCGTGGACCGAAATTAAATACTGCTATCGGCGGATCAAAAACCTCTCAGCACATGAATGGTGAGGCGGTAGATTTTGAGCAATTAGGTACTCCTAATCCAACAGTAGCAAAATGGATAACAGAAAATCTAGTATGGGATCAAATCATATTAGAGTTTTATAAAAAAGGTGAACCAAATTCAGGATGGATACATTGTTCATACAAAAAAAATGGCCAGAATCGAAAGAAGATAACAACGGCTTTAGTACAAAATGGAAAAACAGTTTACAAAAACGGGTTTGTTGTTTAATCGAATTTTACATTAAATTTTATCTTCAAATACTTTTCACGGTGGGCGCGTTTATGGGTCGCTCATGGGTTGACAAACATATAAAAGTGTGTTATAATAAATTAGATAAAATTAATAGTGATTACGATAGAATAACCCGAAACAGCTGGTATCCCAA